AGGAACAGCTTCTACCTTCTTACGTGGAGACGGAACGTGGGTAACGCCTACGGGAGCAGTAAGCTCCGTGAGCTCAGTAACTCCTTCGGCTTCTACGGGACCAACAGAGGCTTTAAAAATTACGCCTACTACAGGAGCCGTTCAGGTTCAGTCTAATTACTTTGCAGGATCAAATAACGTAGGTCATGTACCTGACGCTTCTGCTGCAGGAGCTACTACAGATTTCTTGAGAGCCGACGGAATGTGGGCTGCCCCTGGAGGAGCGCCAGAGTGGGTGAACAGGGTATTGGTTTCCAATTCTAAATGGACTTTAAATTCTATAAATAATTATTATATCTACCCCAACTACACCGGCGATCCGGCCTTGGCGATGTCAAACGATCATGGAGCTTCCAGCCCAGCAGCAGTGGCGTTAACAGATGCAGATGTACCCTACAATATTCTCCAAGCTAATACTACCACAACAGGGTGCGCTACCGCACATCCTAATCACAAAATATGTGAGGTGGAGTATAGTTTTATTATTTCGGTTGCTGCGACAATTAATTTGAATTTATGGAATACAGATATAGGAGGAGGCGCCGTCTCTAATGCTACTCCGGTAGGGTCCCTAACAATCTCAGCCAGTGCTGGCACTTTGTATACCGGAACTTTCACGCTGGACCCATCAGGGGTTCAAAACATACTTCTTCCGGGTAAAGGAGTTGCACTTACCCTGCGAAGTAACACAGCTATGTCGAATAACAAGCTTGCCCTTAACATGTTTTTTAAATATCAAGCGGTAACTTAAATCAAATGAAATGGACATCAGAAAAATATCAATCGGCGCAGACTATAAGTCTGGCGCCATGCATTATATCGTAGGTCAAGACGTCTTAGGCGGAAGCCATAAGATACATCTTATACAGGACCATAACGAAGGGTATAAAATTTGGATACAGAAATCTGAAGAGGTATATTTGTGGAAAGAGTTTAGAAAAACTCTACCCATTTCTTTAGAATTTAATATCAATTTTTAATGCAATCTCCTTTTAGCTTTATAGTAAAGGCATACAACGAAAGGAGGTACGACAATATTAAGGAGATAGGGGGTGTAGACTTTATCACCAGCGTGTCTAAAGAAGACCACACCGCATCAAATCGTTTTGCTACCGTAGTGGAAACACCACTAAAATATTCTGGCCCCATAAAAAAGGGGGACAGGCTTCTCGTGCACCACAATGTATTTAAGTATTATAACGATATGAGGGGGAGGGAGAAGAGTGGGAAGAGTTATTTCCGTGACGATATGTTCTTCGTAGAGATGGATCAGTTCTTTATGTACCATGATGGTACACGGTGGAACGCTCACGATAAGTATTGCTTTGTAAAACCTATCCCCGCAAAGGAGTCTTCTATATATAAGCGTGGAGAAGAACCTCTCGTAGGGATACTTAAGCATGGGAACGCAGAGTTAGAAGCTTTAGGAGTAAAGGAGGGGGACGAGATATCTTTTGAACCTGAAAGCGAGTACCCCTTTTATGTAGATGGGGAGAAGCTATATAGGATGTTTACTAATAACATAATGTTGATACTATGATATATATCGTAGACGATTTTATTGAGAGACCTATATTGGATATAGTAGATAGATATTTATCTGACGGGCGTTTTAAAAAGCAGGTGGTGGGAGAAAAAGATTTCTATGTAAAAGAATCTCCTGTAGGGTTTGCCGACTACGTAATAGAAAAGTTAGCGGATATAGAGAAGCGCCCTTTGGTGAATATATTGTCCTTCTTTAGAGAGGCTACCGATGAGCTCGATGTCTCATGGCGCATACATTCCGATTTGAATATTAATGGGCAGAAGCCAGACAGGGCTATAGTTTTATATCTCTCTCCCCGAGAGAGGTAAGATCTGCATGGCACCGCTTTGTGGGAGCACCATAGGTATGGTAAGGAGTTGCCCCACGATATCTCCGACGAAGAATACAATAGTATGATTAGAGTAGACGCGGAAGATTTAGATAAGTGGAGGTTGAGCTCAGTAGTAGGGTATGAAAAAAACAGACTGATATCTTATCCTTCTTCATACTTTCACAGTAAGTATCCTAACGTCTCCTGGAAAGAGGGGCGCAAAGTTTTTGTAATGTTTTATAAATTTAATTAATATGGGAGTACAGAAAAATATAGCCTCACTAAAAGTAAATACAGAGGCGCTAACAGAGAATTTAAAAAAGCTTATCTTAGAGGAGCAGCAAACCAGGGAGTTGGCTGTAGGTACCTTAAACCTTTTAAAGCTAATGCCTGGGTATGAAGAGGCTTTAGCGGAAATGAAAAAAAGCGCCGAAGAAGATGGACACCAAGGAGATTAAATTACAGATCATAGAGGCGGGCGAAAAGGCTGTGCGACAGTTAGTTAAGGTAGCTAAAGAAGATATCATAAAGTTTGATAAAGACGATGAGTTGGCTGCGGATAGATTAAAGAACGCAGCGGCTACCAAGAAGCTTTGTATCATGGATGCTTTTGAGATATTAAAAAGAATAGAAGAAGAGAAAGCCCTTTTAGATGGGGCTCCTTTAGAAAATAAAACACACACCCCGAAAGGATTTGCCGAGTCAAGATCAAAATAGTTTATATAGGGTAGTAGAAAAAGCTATACCTAAACATGTGGTGGTAAATAAAAACCGTGCCCGCACATGGGCCTATGGCTATGACCCAAAATATGACCTCGTGGTTATATCTAAGACGGGCCAGATAGGAGAGGTGTATGAAATAAATGGTCTAAGAGTGGCTTTGCCTAAAGTTCCCAAAGAAGTTTATTCTCGTTCTAAGAAAAAAGAAGAGCAATACTGGGAGTCTTTTGAATATAGCAAAGACTTGAAGCGTATTAAATCTATCTTTCAATGGCACTCTACCCCAAATACTTTTAAGTCTAAGTGGGTGGAATATATAGAGTCGGAGTTCGATAGGCGTGAGGAAGGTTTCTGGTTTTTAAACAACGGAACCCCTACATATATAACGGGAACGCATTATATGTATCTCCAATGGACGAAGATAGATGTGGGGCATCCTGACTTCCGGGAGGCCAATAGAATTTTTTATATCTTTTGGGAAGCATGTAAAGCAGATAAGCGTAGCTTTGGGATGTGTTATTTGAAGATACGTCGTTCAGGATTTTCTTTTATGAGCTCCAGCGAAGGCGTAAACCAAGCCACTATAACTAAAGACTCACGGATAGGAATACTTTCCAAAACAGGATCAGATGCGAAAAAAATGTTTACCGATAAGGTGGTACCTATATCTAACAACTATCCCTTCTTCTTTAAACCGATACAGGATGGAATGGATAAGCCTAAGACAGAACTTGCTTATCGTGTTCCTGCTTCGAAGATTACAAAGAAAAACATGTATGAGGTCGAAGAGGAAGAGTTGGAGGGACTGGATACTACTATAGACTGGAAGAATACGGGAGACAATAGTTATGATGGAGAGAAGCTACAGCTGCTCCTGCATGATGAGAGTGGTAAGTGGGATAAGCCAGACAATATCTTAAACAACTGGCGTGTAACAAAAACGTGTCTTCGTTTGGGAAGTAAGGTTATAGGGAAGTGTATGATGGGCTCTACCTCTAACGCTTTAGATAAAGGTGGTAGAAACTTTAAAGCTTTATATGAAGACTCTTTCCCTTCCAAGCGCAACTCCAACGGTCAGACGAAAAGCGGGATGTATTGCTTATTCGTTCCTATGGAATGGAATATGGAAGGGTTTATAGATATGTATGGTATGCCTGTATTGCGCACTCCACCTAAACCTATAGGGGGGATTGACGGAGAGGATATAAATATAGGGGCTATAGACTACTGGGAGAACGAGGTAGCGTCACTTTCTCAAGACGCCGACGCCCTCAATGAGTTCTACAGACAGTTTCCACGTAGCGAGTCTCACGCTTTTCGAGATGAAAGCAAGCAGTCTATTTTTAATCTAACTAAAATATATCAGCAGATAGATTACAACGACTCCTTAATTATGGACCATCACCTTACGCAGGGCTCTTTCCGTTGGAAGGATGGTATAAAAGACTCCACGGTGATATGGTCTCCTGATAAGCGCGGTAGATTTTTAGTGGGATGGACTCCGCCTCCTCATATGCAAAACAGGGTGGAGGTACGTAATGGTAGAAAATATCCAGGCAACGAACACTTAGGATCTTTCGGATGTGACTCTTATGATATATCTGGAGTGGTAGTAGGAAAGGGATCGAATGGATCTTTACATGGACTTACGAAGTTTAATATGGATGAAGCTCCAAGCAATGAGTTCTTCTTGGAATATATAGCTCGTCCACAAACGGCAGAGATATTTTTTGAGGAAGTGCTTATGGCTTTAGTCTTTTACGGTATGCCTATCCTGTGTGAGAATAACAAACCGCGTCTCTTATATCATTTGAAAAACAGAGGGTACAGAGGGTTTTCTTTAAACAGACCTGATAAAATATATACCAAGCTTTCGCGTACAGAGAAAGAACTTGGCGGCATACCTAACACCTCCGAGGACGTAAAGCAATCTCACGCAGCCGCTATAGAGTCCTATATAGAAAAGCATGTGGGGATGGATATGGCGGGAGAATACCGAACTAAAGAGGACATGGGAACTATGTATTTTCGTCGTACCTTAGAGGATTGGGCGAAGTTCGATATAACCAATAGAACTAAGTTTGACGCCTCTATAAGTAGTGGTTTATCTATTATGGCTAACCAAAAGCATTTATACACCCCTGCTACAAAGAAATCAAAAATAAGCATTAACTTTGCAAAGTATAATAATAGTAGTACAACAAGTCAATTAATTAGATGAAGGGACTCCAGATAGATATTAAGTCTGCTACCTTCCCGAACCAGTTTGTTTCTGACTCTGAGAAAGCAACAAAAGAATTTGGGTTGCAGGTCGGACAAGCTATTCAATATGAATGGTTCAGGAGGGATGGATTATCCTGTAGGTTTTATAGTCAGTTCCAAGAGTTTCATCGACTTAGGCTGTATGCTCGCGGAGAACAATCTGTGGCTAAGTATAAAAACGAGTTGGCTATAGATGGAGATTTATCTTACCTTAATTTAGACTGGACCCCTGTACCTATTATACCTAAGTTTGTAGACATCGTAGTAAACGGTATGTCCGATAGGCTGTTCGATGTGAAGTGCTATGCTCAAGACGCTCTGTCTGCAGAGAAGCGTAACGAGTTTCAAAATTTAGTTCAAGGCGATATGATCGCTAAGAAGCTATTTATGCAGATAAGAAAAGATTTCGATGTAGATCCCTTTACGGTAGATCCGGGACAGCTTCCTGAGAACGACCAAGAGATGGAGCTATATATGCAACTTAACTACAAGCCTTCTGTAGAGATAGCTAATGAAGTTGCTATAAACACTATGCTTGAAGAGAGTCATTACAATGACACCCGTAAAAGAGTAGACTATGATATAACTACTTTAGGGCTCGGTATAGCCAAGCATGTTTTCCAGGAGGGAGACGGAGTAAGGGTAGAGTATGTAGACCCCGCCAATGTGGTGTATAGCTACACCGAAGATCCGTACTTTAAAGATTGCTTCTATTGGGGAGAGCTTAAGACAATTCCTATTACAGAGGTTTTAAAGATCAACCCTGATCTTACTGAAAAAGATTTAGAAGAGATTTCTCAGTACAGCCAATCGTGGTACGACTACTATAACGTAGCGGCTATGTATGAGAACAGTATGTTCGCAAGAGACACATGCACTCTCCTATATTTTAATTACAAGACTACAAATAGTTTTGTATATAAGAAGAAGGAGATGAGTGACGGTAGTTTTAAAACTGTAGAGAAAGACGATCAGTTTAATCCTCCTGAGGAGATGATGGAAGATGGAAAGTTTCAAAGGGTAGAGAAGCGTATTGATGTATGGTATGAGGGCGTTATGGTTATGGGAACTAACATTATCCTTAAGTGGGATATGATGAAAAATATGGTTAGACCTAACTCAGCAAATCAATTTGCTATGTCTAACTATGTAGCCTGCGCTCCACGTATGTACAAAGGTGTATTAGAATCTTTGGTCCGTAGGATGATTCCTTTCGCCGACCTTATTCAAATGAGTCACCTTAAAATCCAGCAGGTAGTAGCCCGCGTAGTTCCTGACGGAGTATTTATAGACGCGGATGGTTTGAACGAGGTGGACTTAGGAACGGGAAATGCGTATAACCCTGAAGATGCTTTACGCCTTTACTTCCAAACGGGTAGTGTAATAGGTAGAAGCTATACTCAGGATGGAGAGTTTAACAACGCTAAGGTTCCTATTACTCAACTAAC